GAGCACCACCACTGGGGAGACCGCGACGATGACAATTATAGGCCCAAGACCTGGTTATGGCGGGGTGAAGCGCCATGGATAATCATTACCGAAGCATAGTGAAGGGTGTGACCTGGCGTATCATGGGTACGCTTGACACGTTCTTGCTAACCTTGCTTGTGACCGGAGAGCTTAGGTTTGCTTTCTCCGTTTCTGCCTTGGAGGTGTTTACCAAGGTGTTCTTGTTCTGGTTGCATGAACGGGTTTGGCTCAAGATTGGCTGGGGGCGGTAATGGCATCTGGGGGACATATCAGGAAGCCGACTGTAGCTGTTGTGACGGCTACCACTGGCAGAGAGACTTTACAGCTCGCAATAGACAGTGTTGCTGACCAATTGTATCCGTGTACGCATTATGTGTTCTCGGATAACGCGGATTTACATCCGACAACCAAGTTCCACCAAAATACAAAGTTTTGCCGTCTGCCTGTTGGAACTGGTCGCAATGGCTATATGAATGCCGGTATTGTGGCTGCTTCTGCCTATCTGGTGAAGGAAGACTACATTGCCTGGCTGGATGACGATAACTGGTATGAACCAAGCCATATCAAGAAACTGGTCAAGGTTTTGGATTCAGTAGAGACTGCAACCAGTAACCAATATGCTTACTCGCTGAGAAGCCTTTCCAATGTCGATGGCAGTTTCTTTGACGTTGACGATTGCGAGAGCTTGGGGCCGTATAGCAAATTCATTGACCTGAATTGTTATCTGATGCGGCGTGAGCTGGCTGTGCAGCTTGCACCGGCTTGGTATCACACCACAGGTGATCTCATGATTGGTGATCGCTATGTGTATGCGACACTGGATGCGAATAAGGTGCAGGGTGCGGATACAGGTGAATACACTCTCAATTACCGGCTGAGCGAGAAGCGGGATCTGAGATCATTCTTCTTTGAAAACAACATCAAGGTCAGGTCTCAGTTTCCTGACGGTTTGCCGTGGGTGCGAAAATGAACGCAGATGAAGCTATTCAGAAAATGCGCGGTCCGCGCAATATGCACATCATCTGTATTGATGTGACCAACAAGTGTGACCTTGCCTGTTCCAACTGCACTCGCTTGCTTGAAAACCAAGATGAGTTTTGGGACATGACGCCTGAGAACTTTCGACTGGCATTGCAGAGCTTGAAAGACTTTCACGGCGTGATTGCCATGATTGGCGGCAATCCCTGTATGCACCCAAAGTTCAAGGAACTGTGCCAGATCTTTGTTGAGGAAATCCCCAACAAGATGCAACGCGGTCTGTGGACCAATAACTTCTTCAAACACGGCAAGCTGTGCGAAGAGACATTTGGTACGTTCAACCTGAACTCACACGGTGCAACCCGCGCAGAACCTCATCTGGAAACCTTGCACAACAATGTAAAGAAGCTCGGTGCATTGTCGTGGTTCTACAAAGGACAGTCGGATCACTCGCCAATTCTTACGGCTATAAAAGATCTCTACCCAGAAGAAGAGATGTGGGAGAAGATCACCAAATGTGACATCAACCGCGAATGGTCGGCAAGCATTGTGCAGAACAAAGGTGAGCTACGCGCTTACTTCTGTGAAGTGGCCGCGTCGTTTGATCTGGCAAGAAACGAAGACCATGGTATACCAGTCACACCGGGTTGGTGGAAGAAACACATCACCGAGTTTGGCGATCAGATTAAAAAGTTCTGCCCAGGCTGCGGTGTTGCAGCCAAACAACAGTCTTTCAAAGACGTACAAGAGATTGATGTTTACACGCGCTCAAATGCAGACATTGCCAAGAAGAGGCCTGAGCGTCACGTTGTGTATCTCGCGCCAAATCTTGGCAAAGAATACACAGCTCGCGTAACTAAATACAATACGGTGGCATCATGATTGATCCTGTTAAAATTTGGGTAAAAAGGTTTCAAAATAACCCACGAGATATGGCGCGTGATGTTGCTGAAGCTGCGTTTAGAGAATTGCGCGATGGAGACATGGATTGGGATGGTTTGAGAGACACAAGCAAAGAAGTCAAAGAGCTTGTGATTGCTGACAAAGGTTGGCAAATCAAACCGGCATTGAGCGAATACAATGAACTTTAATCTTGAACAGTTCTATCATTTCTGTCGGCAGCTAAAGATTGAGACCAAAGAACGTGGTCTTCAAAAGATGGACAAGCTGCTCGGCACACAAACCTACACGATGAACGAGATTGCCAAAGGGCTGGAAGATGACATCCATTTCTTCGTTATTCTTAAGGGCCGTCAGTTGGGCATTACCACTATCAGTCTGGCCCTTGATCTATATTGGCATTTCATTAATCCTGGGTTGCAAGGCACCCTGACAACAGACACGGAAGAAAACCGTGACATGTTTCGGTCAACGCTTGCCATGTACATGGATGGCTTGCCGAAGGAATATAAAATTCCTGCACTCGCGCATAACCGCAATCAATTGAGTTTGAAAAATCGCAGTCGCTTGTTCTACCAAGTGGCCGGTTTGAGAGCAAAAGGGAGCTTGGGTCGTGGCAAGGCGATTACATATTTGCACGGCACGGAAACATCCTCGTGGGGAGATGAAGAAGGTCTCGCTTCGCTTCTGGCTTCGCTGGCTGAAACGAATCCCTTGCGCCTGTACATGTTCGAATCGACGGCGCGGGGCTTCAACATGTTCCACGATATGTATGTTACTGCCAAGAGGGCTCGAACCCAAAGAGCAATCTTCTGTGGTTGGTGGCGTAACGAGTTCTACTCGGTGGAGGCTGATAATCCAATTTACAAAGTCTATTGGGATGGAAAAATCACGCCCGAAGAGAAAGAGTGGGTCAAAGACATTAAGAAACTCTATAACTTTGAGATCAACTCAAGGCAGATTGCTTGGTGGCGATGGAAAATGGCGGAAGGCATCAAAGACGATGCCCTCATGTATCAAGAGTTTCCCCCGACCGAAGACTACGCATTTGTGATGACCGGCAGCTCGTTTTTTTCGAACAGCAAATGCACAGACGCAATCAAAGACTGCCGTAAATCTCCCTATGACGCATACCGTTATGTGATGGGCATGAACTTCCAAGACACGGAAGTGATGAAGTAAAATCCTAAACTGGCAACCTTAAAGGTGTGGGAGGAACCCGTTGATAACGGTTATTATGTTATCGGAGCTGATCCTGCTTACGGCTCTTCAGATTGGGCTGATCGTTTTTGTATTCAGATCTACCGCTGCTATGCGGACGGCATGGATCAAGTTGCTGAGTTCGCTACCTCTGAACTCAACACCTACCAATTTGCATGGGTCATCGCACACCTTGCAGGAGCCTACAAAAACTCCACCCTCAACCTTGAACTCAACGGACCCGGACAGCCGGTCGTCCAAGAACTGAGAAACCTTAAACGGCAAGCGAATGTCATTGCTTCAACCCCAGAAACCAAAAAGCAGGGCGAAGCGTTGATGGGTGTCTTGTCGTCTATGCAGAATTACATCTGGCGCAAAAACGACACGCTTGGCGGATTGTCTAACTCAATCGGTGTCATCACCACGCAGTCAACCAAAGAACGTATGATGACTTACTTCAAGGATTACTTTGAGCGCGATATGCTTAGAGTTAAATCTGAAGAACTGATTGATGAGATGAAAACCATTCGTCGTGATGGCGCAACCATCTCCGCACCCGGCAGAGCCAAAGACGACCGTGTGCTTGCAACTGCAATGGCTGCAATGGCATTTGCAGAGCAAGTGCAACCGCAGTTGATTGCGCGGCGTATTACCCGTGAAACTGCTAACCACCATATCGAAGACAACGGCGCGGCTGGTCATGCCGTCGGTCGCAACGTGTCAGATTATTTGAGGCGCATAGGGTTTGGCGATGGTTGAGGTATTGCCCAAATACGAAATCTACAAACGGGTCAGCCGCCTGATGGCGGACGAATCAAGCCCGTGGTCTTGGCCTATGCTTGGTGAATTGTGCGGTTATCATTGGCAGCACCTTCGCCATGTCTTCATCTACAAAGACACGCCCATGACAGACCCGCTTCAGATCCGCATGAGCAAGGCGCTGGGCGAGATCGAACGCGGTGAAGTGTCAATTATGCGGAACAAAGACAATTCTAGGTTCGTAAAATACAACAAAGACCCCAAATTGCGGGTTGCAAGGGGTTATCAGATCGAATTACGGGGCGGACAACTGGCTGTAAAGACAGGATTGGTCAACCGTAATGATTATTCAAAAGTAACGCTAAAAGAGCAATTGGAGAGCTAAAATGGCTATTTTGAGGTCTTATTCTTGCCCTCGGCACGGTGTTTTTGATGGCTGGGAGGCCGAATGCCCCCACGGCTGCAAAGACGTAACCCAAGTTTTTACCAAGGCGTTTGCCATCAAGTCGCAGCGTACAAAGAATACGGACGCTACACTCAAAGGATTGGCGTCTGACTTCAAGATGACAAACATCAAGTCCACCCGCGAGGGCGATCATCAGGAAGGTTACTTCACCCGCAACAACGCGCC